ACGGCTCGATCAGCAATGTCCCCGGGATTAAAAGTATGGCTCATGGCGGCCCTTACGTCGGTTATGCCAATGGGGGTCTGATTACCAAGGAGCAGATCGCCCGTGTCGGCGAAGGGAACAAACGGGAGTGGATCATCCCTGAAGAGCGGGGCATCCGCGGCCGTTATCTGCTGCAAAAAGCGGCTCAGGCGCTCGGCATGGAAGTGTCCGATCCGTCCCGGACGGAACCGGCGGCGCTTTCAGCCGGCACGGTTTCCGCAGCCGTTAAAGGCGGCGGCCAAACCGTTCAAAAAACGGGAACAAAAGAAATTAAAATCGAATTCAGCGGCGATCAGCATTTCCATAACGGACAGGACGCCGACAGCCTCGCCGCCAAAATCAAACAGGCGCTGATTGATGAACTGCAAAAAGACATTTATACCGGAGCAAAGGGGGCCGTTGCTTTTGACTAAATCTGTTTACGAATTTTGGCTGTCTCAGGGGAAGGACAAGCTCCGGCTTCCCGTTCTCCCTGAAGCGATTGATATCGCAAACAGCGTGCAGAATGATTCCGTGAAAGTCACCGGACTTGGAGAGGTGACGTTTATCGAAGAACCGGGAGCGAAAGAAATTTCGTTCTCTTCTTTTTTTCCGAAACGGTACAGCCCGATTGCCGAATATCAAAGCATTCCTTCACCGGAAAAAGCCATTTCAGCCATTGAAGCATGGATGAAAGCGAAAAAACCCGTTCAGTTTTTGATTACAGGGACAAAAATCAATGTCACATGCAGCATTGAAAGCTTTAATTACAGCGAAGGTGACAATGAAATCGGCGACCGGAATTTTGATATCGTACTGAAAGAATATAAAACCGCTTCGCCAAGAAAAATCAAACAAAAGAAAAAAACGAAAGCGAAGCGCCCGTCCAAAGCTTCACCCAAAACATATACCGTCAAAAAAGGGGATACGCTTTGGGACATCGCCGGCAAGTTTTACGGAAAACACACGGAGTGGCGGAAAATCTGGAACGCGAATAAAACCGCCATGATTAAGCGCAGCAAACGGAATATCCGGCAGCCTGGGCATTGGATCTTCCCGGGGCAGAAGCTGAAGATACCGCAATGAAACGGGTGAAAAGATGATTGAACTATTTGTCATAAAGGAAACGGAGTGGCTCGAGCTTGTCACAGAAAGCGTAACGCTGGAAGGACACAGATATCAGGCGCCCCGCTCCATCGAAGCGACGATTGTCGTAAAGCAGGGCAGCCAGACGTATTACGGCGTATCAGAAGGGGATACGGTTTTGTTCAAATGGAACGGAAAAGAGCTGTTCCGCGGCATTGTTTTTGCAAGAACGCCCGATGAGCATACCGTCGCCTTCACCGCATACGATATGCTCCAATACCTTGTGAAAAACCAGGATGTTTACGTGTTTTCCAACAAGCGCGCTGATCAAATATTAAAAAGGATCGCCAGCGATTTTCAAATTCCCGTCACATCCATTGCCAACACAGGCCATACCATTAAATCACTCGTTTTTAAAAATGATACAAGCCTTTACGATATGATGCTAAAAGCGTTAAAGCAGACAAAAAGCCAGACGGGGCGCAATTATCAGCTCTATTCAGAAAAAGGCAGGCTCGGCTTGCGTGAATGGCCGGAGCCGTCTGACATATGGGTGCTGGAAACAGGAGTTAATATTACAGGGTATCAATACAGCACCTCAATTGATGACACCGCAACCCGTGTCGTCATGCGGCTGCAAAAAGACAATAAAACGATAAAGGCTTCCGCCTCAGACAGCGCCGGCATGAAAACATTCGGCGTTTTGCAGTATACCGAAACGGTTTCTGACGACATTAACGAAGCCCAGCTGAAACAGCGCGCAAAAGTGAAGCAGGCTGAGAAAAAAGGCATTAAGAAAGAGCTGAAAAATATACAGGCGATCGGTATTCCTGGGTTGGAAAGCGGATTGCCCGTCTATATTTCAATTCCGGAAATCGGGCTGAAGAAAACCTATTATGTAGATACGGACCGCCATGAATTCCAAGGAACAAAACATACCATGACGATTGACGTCACGGAGAAAAATTCACTTCCGGAGGGGACAGCCTGATGAGATTAAGTGATGCCATTAAACATTTAGCTGTCGGAGCGGTTGACGCTGAAGCGCCGGTGGAGCTGATGCCGGCCGAAGTGACCTCCGTTTCGCCGCTCGAGCTGAAACTGAAAGATCACGACAAACTTTTGATTCCGTCTGATGCACTCATTGTGCCGAAGCGGCTGAGATCCGGAGAAGATGATCAGCTCCAGGCGGGAGATCGGGTGATGACCGCCGCTTTAACAGGAGGACAGTCTTTCTTTGTACTGGACAAAATTTAACCGGCATCCGGACGGAGATATACGGGAATATCAGCCTATTAAAGCCGCTTCATCTGCCGAAGAGGGCTTTTTTACATGAACAAATCTAAAAGGAGCGGGTGCAATGGCCCTGACACCGGAAATCGAATTTGAAGATTTGGAGGATGCGAGTGAGGCCGTTGAGACTTCACAAACCTACCGAATTGACTTTGAAAACAACCGGATTACCAATGAACTGATAAACGGACTGGACGCAATCAGACAATTCGTCTATATCGCTCTTCACACAGAACGGTATTCATATTCGGTTTTCAGCCATGATATCGGAAACGAACTTCAGGAAGTGCTTTCAGATCAGAACACGACGGATGCTTATAAAAAAATGGAGATTCCAAGACTGATAGAAGAAGCCTTGCTGTATGATGACCGTATTTTGGCCGTTACCAATTTTGAGATTGAGAAAAAAGATGATGCCTTCATCGTCTCTTTTACCGTTGAAACTGATGAGGGCATGCTTGAGATAGAGGAGGTGCTGGGTGAGGATGTTTGAAGCTCAGACGTTTGACGACATTATGGACAGAATGCTGGCGCGCGTTACGGCGGATATTGATACGAGAGAAGGCAGCGTCATTTACAATGCGCTCGCGCCTGCGGCCGCTGAGCTCGCAAAGTCTTATATTTGGCTGGATACCGTGCTGGAGCTCGTGTTTTCCGATACGGCTCAGGGTGAATTTCTGGACAGGCGTGCTGCTGAGGCGGGAATTGAACGAACACCTGCCACTAAAGCGGTCAGAGCCGGAGAATTCACAGCGGGCATCACCATTCCGCCAGGCTCCCGTTTCTTCGTTGATAACCTGTATTTTCAATATACGGGGGATGGAACGCTTGAATGTGAAACAGCCGGTGAAGCGGGCAATGCCGGCATTTCGGGGCAGAACCTGCTGCCGCTTGATACGATACCCGGGCTTGAGAAAGCAGTCATGCGCGATATATTAATTCCCGGCCGTGAGGAAGAAGATGACAACAGCTTAAGGGCGCGCTATTTTACCCGTGTCCGCCGGGAGGCAGTCAGCGCAAATAAACAGCATTATAAACAATGGGCCGAAGAGGTTGACGGCGTCGGCAGGGCAAAAATCTTCCCGCTTTGGAACGGAGACGGAACAGTGAAAGTTGTCATCACAAATGCGAATTTGGAACCGGCATCAGATATTCTGATCAAAAAAGTAAAGGATTATATTGATCCGGACGAAGGGCAGGGAGAAGGACAGGCGCCGATCGGAGCGGCAGTAACGGTGGAAAGCGCAGTATGGAAGGAAATCGAAATCTCCGCTTCCGTGCTGCCTGAGCTGAACAGCTCGATCGATGACGTAAAAGCGGAGATTGAAAAAGGCGTACTGAATTTATTCAAGAAAATGGCCTTTGAAGAAAACACCGTCCGTTTATCACAAATTAACAACATCGTTTATAACTCGACATCCGTCAGTGACTACGCCGATATTAAAATGAACGGTGCGGCAGAAAACCTCGTGCTCAGTGACGTGGAAATTCCTAAACTCAAAGAGGTGAAAATCCTTGAGCAGACTCGATGAGATGACGGCGTACCTCCCGCCGTTTTTAACCCGATTAAAAGAGATGGCACAACTGCTTATGGCGGAAGCTCCTGAGTTTGAGCGGCAGAATAACGATATTTTCGATTTGACGGATCAGCTCTTTATCACGACGGCGACATGGGGGCTTGACCGCTGGGAAAAAATATTAAAAATACCGCGGGAATCAGGTGACACGGAGGATATGAGACGGCTCAGGCTGATCTCGAAGATGTCGAATATTCCGCCCATCACACATCAAGCGATCGAGCAGGCGCTAAACCGTTTTTTAAAACATCCGTCAGCTTATGTTCGGATGTTTCCGGGGCAGTATCGTTTTTATGCCGATATCGGGCTTGATGACCTGCAGCACATGAACGAGCTGATTGAAACGCTTGAAAAAATCAAACCCGCTCATTTGGCGTATACACTGAGAGCCGCATTAAACGAAACACTGGAAATCAAAGACCGGGTCATTCTCAACAATCGGAGATACCGAAAAGTCAGTGAACTGAAGGTCGGTTATTCCGTCACACTCAACAATAACGAGGTGGTCTTACCATGATATCAGCCGCTTACAGACAGCGTGCCGCAGCCGATCTGAAAAACAGGATCACAAAAGTGCTGTTAAACGGCAAAGAAACTCCGATTGCGGACATTTCCGTAAAAGATGCCGCAGTCACCGTTCTCACACGCAGGGAAGAAGACGTCAAACACATTGAAACCGTGCAGATGCTTGACGAAACAGGAAGCGTCATTACAGAACGAAAAACAAATTTAGATCTCAGCAATAACAGAACGCTTGATTTAAGATTTACCTTTGAGGTGGTGTAACGATGGCTTACGAAGAAAAAACAGACTGGCTTCCGGACGATCCGATTAATGAAGATGACGTCAACCGCTGGGAAAAAGGCATAAAAGACGCCCACACGGATCTGGCGGCCCATAAAAACGACATGAACAACCCGCACAAAACGACAAAGGCGCAAATCGGCCTCGGAAACGTGGACAATGTCCAGCAGGCAGCAAAGAAAGATTTTGACCGGCACAATCAAGATCTGGACCGGCATGTGACGAAAGAAGAGCGCCAGAAGTGGAATAACGGGCAATTGTCTAAAATCACAAAAGATGATGGCTCCGCTTTTATTAATATCTCTGACGGACAGGATTTTCATCAGACCGCTGCCAGCCAGAATAAGACCTTTACTTTCTCAGCAGCTGCAACCGGAATAAATACCCCGCCTAAACCGTCAGAGGGTATATACCTTTATTCTTCAAAGAATAACGGAGAGGCGGCCGCTTTCTCAGATGACGGGGGATTTTGGAGAAAAACGCTGAAAAACGGCATCTGGACGGAATGGATGCCATTTGAAACAGCTGCCGGAGCACAAGCAAAAGTAAATGAGCATGCCGACAAAACAGATCTTCATGTAACCAAGTCTGACAAAGACAAATGGAATGCAGGGCAGTTATTCAATCTGACTGACAATGACGGGAATGCTAAAACGGTAACAGAAACAAACTTAGACAATATAAAAACGTCCGGCATCTACTATATATCAGTTCAGCATACAGAAAATAAGCCTGCGGAATACGGACAATTAATTGTCATGCAAAGAACCCGCGGAGCATCACCGACTTTTGTCCAAATGTTTATAGACACAGTGACCGCCGGAAATCCCATATACGTCCGAAGTTTCAGCACTAAAGGCGTATGGTCGGAATGGAGCCAACAAGAAACAGATTCAGGCTCTCAAGCAAAAGTAGAGGCTCATGCCAATAAAAAAGACATTCATGTCACACAGGCGGATAAAGATATGTGGAACGGCGCACAGCTTTCGAAAATAACAAACGATAACGGCGGCTATCTTCTGACAATTGGTGATGATGATAACTTTCTTGAAAAAATCGTTAAAAACGGCAGGGCGTTCGGCACCTTTTATTCAACTGGCAAAGCGGCAAACAGTCCGAGCAACGCTTCAACCCGCGGCATGTTTCATTTTACCTCTCTTGACAGTGAGGGGAAAGGAACGTTTGGGTATGTCATTGCCGTCGATTATAAAAATAATATGTTCACGAACTATTTGGATTTGAACTTGGGCTGGCAGGGCTGGCGTCGCCTCGTTACTGAACTTGATACTGAGAATGTACCTTGGATAAATGTTCCTTATAAAAATGGCGCTAAATCAGGAGACAGGCCGCTTCAATACCGTAAAGTGGGAAACACCCTTCACCTGAACGGACACGTTCTTACGGATAGAGAAGTGGTATTCGGGAGTGTGCCGTCCTCTTGTGCGCCGGCCAAAGGCGTTGTGACGATGGTTGCAGCCAGCGGCACCACCGGTTACAGCAAATTTATTATCTATTCTAATGGAGATATGAAGCTGACGGGAATTATGGCCAATATAGAAAATAACGTGAACGGCTATTATATTGACCTTGTTTTGGCACTCACGTAAAGGAGCGAGAATATGAAATTAATATTTCCGTATGACAATGACAACATTTATACAGGCACTCCGGTTGAGCTTTATCCGGATTCTGAGACAGGAGATTATGTGATGCCGCCTAACGCTGCGGGCTTTCCGCCGGAAATAAACGGCGAAGGCATGTGGCGCCCATTTTTTGATGAAGAGAAACAAGAATGGGTGGAAACCGCTGACGAAGCATATAAAGAGAGCTTAAAAAAAGATACGGCTCCCGATTCAAACCAGCTTGCAGGCCTCGGCGGACAGCTGGCGAATGAGAAATTGGCCAGAAAAGCAGCCGAACAAGCGCAGCAGTCACTCGGCAGGCAATTAGCGTCTTTAAAACTGGAACTCTTAAACGTAAAAGGAGAATGAAAAAAATGAAAAAACTTAACTTTTGGGTTTACGCCTTGTTTTATGAGTGGGCCTCAACAGAAATGGTAAAACAGGCTATGGGCTATGATGACTGCTCTGCCGAAGATCTGGCTGAAGGTGTGGCCGCGAAGTATATCACGCCCGAGGAATTTCAAGAAATAACGGGTGAAACATACGAAAACTATAAAAATGCTGTGTCATAAGCCAAACGGCTTTTTTTATTTGTCATTTTTAATAAATGAGAACAGGAGGACGGCCGATGAAAAAGCATTCATTTGAATTTCCCGCCGAT